CTGATTATGAGATAGCTGGAGTTATGGGAGTATCTGCTAGAACTTTACAAAGAAATTATGCCGAAATAATAGACCAATACAAAGAAAAAGGTAAAGCTAGTTTAAGAAAAAAGATGTGGGATAAAGCTGTTAAAAAAGATAATACTAATATGCAAATTTGGCTCTCAAAAAATTACTTAAATATGAAAGAACGAACTCAAACCGAATCTATTAATGAACCTTTACCATTAATTATAGAAGCAGAAAAAGTAGATGGCTAAGAAAAAAGGATTATATGGAGTCAGTAACTATGTTAAAAACAATCCAAGAAAAAGGCCAGGAAGACACACTAAAAGATTAAACAAAAACAAATCTAAAAGAAAAAAATATAGAGGACAAGGAAGATGACAACAACTAATAAAGAAGCTGAGGAGTTTAATAAGACTCTTGAAGAACTTAAAAAAAAAGCAGATGCTGAAGAAGACTATCAAGGTGGTGGTGCATACAGGGCTTTTCTACAATTATTTTATAAAAACAAAATAGAAAATGATAAAGAGAAGTAATTTCTATCCTAATGGTGAATTTGTACCTTATCAAATGCCACAAGATTTTAGACCATCAACCGGTAGAGGTAGCTGTGGAAATTGCGGACTCTATTCACAAAAACACAATTTTTGTGGTGTTTGGAAAACTAAAGGTGTTAAAGATACTTATGTTTGTAATAAGTGGCGAAAAAGACATTTTAAAAGATAATGAAACCTATAATGATTACACTAATGTATCTTACATTTGGTGGAGATATTAAATTAGATAGATTTGAAATTAATGAGTCTTGTAGCAGTTGGTTTCATAGTAACGTAAAAGTAAAAGAAAATAAGAAAAGAACACTATTTAGTAATCACGAATATCACCTTTATAAAGACAAGAAAGTTATAGGTTATATTTGTGGTGGAGAAGAACCAAGATGACTTATAGACCTTTACCGGAATCTTTAACAATCAAAGCTAGTGGCATAGAGGGGTTAGGTTTATTTGCTACACAAGATATTAAAGCCGGTACTCAATTAGGTGTTACTCATATAATAATTAGTGATGAGATTATTAGACTTCCGTTAGGTGGATTCATTAATCATAAAGATAATCCTAATTGTGTGAGAATAGATGTTGCTAATAAGTCTTATTTACACACTTTAAAAGAGATTAAGCAAGACGAAGAACTAACTTTAAAATATACAATATATAAAGTTTAATCCTTAAAACTTTTGTGATAAAACGTGTTTATGGCAAAATACAAAGGAAGAACAGTTAGACTCAATAAACCTAGTAGAGGTGATGTAAAGAAGTTCAAAGTATTTGTTAAGAATACTAGAACAGGTAGAGTACAAAAAGTGAACTTTGGTGCTAAAGGTATGAGTATTGGCAGAAGTGATGATGTTAGACGTAAAAGCTTTATGGCAAGATTTAGACCAATATTGGCAAAAGTAAGAGGACAGAAAAGTTTATCTCCAGCATATTGGGCAATACAAAGTTGGAAAAAAGGATTTAGATTATGAAAAAGATTAAAAAATACATTAGAACGATTATAAAGTGGATATTAAAAGGATATGAATAAGAAACCAAAAAGTAAATTAGAGTATTTAAAAAAGAATATTGTAATCATACCTGTTATAGGTGCAATACTAGCTGGAACATTTACATCAGTTAGATACGTTTTAACTATGACAGATACTATACAGGTTAATAAAGAACTACTTGTAAATGTTACTAGAGATATTGATATGCAAAAAGAAATAATGAATGATTTAAAAAACAGATTAGCAAGAGCAGAAGCAACGTGGGATATGGCAGAAAATATCTTTCAACAATTAAGCGATCAGGTAAGGCAACATGAATACGATATTAAAGACCTTAACAGGTAATGTATTTTGGATATTATTCTTTTTGTTTGTAGTAACATCAGCACAAGCAAGAAATGAATATTTAAACAACGGAACTAACACTTGTAATCAAGGTAGTTGGGAAGCATATAACGATTATACGCAAAGAGATTATAAGACAGGAACATCAGACGAGTGGATTGAAAATAGAGTGGGTATGAGATACCGAAAATCTTTAGGAACTGCTTGTAGTGATGAGTTTATTGCAGAACAAGAGAAACAATTAAAACTAAAGACTCAAATGGAACTAATTAAATCTTGTAGAAGTGTTCCAAGAATAACCCCACCACCACCGGCATTTGCAGAACTTATTGGTGCTTGTTTAGAATTAGGAGTAATGAAAGTTAGTGATTTTGAAGAAAGAGATAATAGTATAAGTTATTGGATTGTGTTAAAAGATAAATGGAAATCAGAAAATCCTGATAGACCTATATTTGAGGAGAACTAATGAAAGTAAGCGATAACACAAATATTCAACTGCCATTAAGAAATTTAATTTCTATTATTGTAGCAGTTGCAGTAGCAGTTTGGGCATACTTTGGAATTATTGAAAGACTTAATACTATTGAAACAAATGGTAAGTTAATGATTTCAGATGTAAATGAAAATACAGAATTTAGAATAAAATGGCCACGTGGAGAAATGGGATCACTTCCAGCAGATAGCGAACAATATCTACTTATCGAGTCAAACTTAGTTGAATTAGAAAAGATAACAGAAAGAGTAGATGCTATGATGAATAATAAAGTAAATATTGATAGACTTATCAAAGATGTAGATAAAATGACAAATCAATTAGAAACACTAAAAGATAAAGTTAGAGCAAATGGGAGTTATAAATGATCGAAATTGTTGTAGGACTTCTAATGTATTTAAACGGAGATATAGTTGAACACACTTATAAAGAAAAGATGTCAGCTTGTCTTAAATCTAAACGTATAGCTGAAAGAGAAGTTAATCCTCAATCAGTTAGATTTTCTTGTAATAAAATAAAAGCAGAAACAGAAATATATATGGGTTCTAAAAAGATTTTAAAAATAATATCAATGAGTAAATAGCTCATGAAATTTATGTTAGTGTTACAAATATGCTCGGCAGTTTATCAACAATGTTCTGAACCAATGCCTAATTATGTACCATATGATAGTTATTACGATTGCTCTACTGCTGGATATTTAAATGCACTTACGATAAACCAAGCACTAGGTTTAGGAGAAGTTAATAAAGGCAAAATTATGGTCAATTTTAAATGTGAGGAATCAGCAACTAGCTAATATGAAAATTAAACTAACTAAGCCACAATACGAAGTTAGTTCGTGTAAGAAAAGATTTAGAGTTTTAATATCAGGTAGAAGATTTGGTAAAACATATCTTTGCATAACGGAGATGATGAAATACGCATCTAAGCCAAATCAAAAAATATGGTATGTAGCACCAACATTTAAGATGGCTAAAGAGATAGCTTGGTCGAATCTTAAAGAAATGCTTAATCAATTTAATTGGATTGAGGATATTAACGAAACAACAATGTCTATTAGGATAAGAAAAACTAATAGTGTTATCTCATTAAAGGGTGCTGATAATTATGATGCACTTAGAGGTACAGGATTAAACTTTTTAATATTAGATGAGTTTGCAGACATAGATAAAAGAACTTGGTTTGAAGTATTAAGAGCATCTGTATCTGATACACTTGGAGATGTTTTAATGTGTGGAACACCTAAAGGTTATGGTAATTGGAGTTATGAGATGTATCTTAAAGGTAAGCAAGACGATCATTGGGGAAGCTATCAATATACTACTGTTCAAGGTGGTATGGTTTCTAAAGAAGAAATAGAACAAGCTAAACAAGACATAGATATTAGAACATTTAGACAAGAGTTTGAGGGTACATTTGAAAATTATGCTGGTAGTGTTTATTATAACTTTCACCCTGTTGAGTCTGTTATAGAACGTAAAATAGATTGGGAAAAACCTTTACATATAGGAATGGACTTTAACGTTGACCCAATGTCAGCTTGTGTAACGCAAATAGAAAAAGATAAGATATATGCAGTAGATGAAATCATTATTTATTCAAGTAATACTGATGAAATGTGCCAAGAGATAAGAGATAGGTATGGTTCTAAAGCACAAATATTTATATATCCTGACCCAGCTTCAAGACAAAGAAAAACATCTGCCGGTGGAAGAACTGATTTATCTATATTACAAAATGCTGGTTTTAAAGTTAAAGTAAAACATAAACACCCATCAATAAGAGATAGAGTGAACGCAGTTAATAGTAAGTTAAAAGATTCCAAAGGCACAAGACATATTTTTGTTTCAAAATCTTGCAAAACAATGATAAAAGGATTACAAAGACAGATATACAAGGAAAACACAAATATTCCTGATAAGGAACAAGGTTTTGACCATATGAACGATGCACTAGGTTATTTAATAGATTATATAAAACCCCTTACAAGTAATATTCAATTTTCAAAACCTACAAGATGGGCAATTAAATAATGAGTTACACAAGAGATCAAGCAATCGCAGTACACAAAGACTATCAGGAAACAGTAAATAATTGGGAGTATTACATTAGGTCATATAATGGTGGTTACGATTATATGATGGGTCAATATCTTAATAGATATAATTTAGAATTAGATAATGAGTTTAACCAAAGAATAGCAAACACACCTTGCGACAATCATTGTAAAAATGTAATTCAAATTTATTCATCATTTTTATTTAGAGTAAAACCATCAAGAAATTTTGGTTCTCTAGCAGATGAACAAAGCTTAGAATTTTTCTTAAAAGACGCAGACTTAGAGGGTAACAGTTTAAGTAATGTAGTTAAATCAGCACAGAATTATGCGTCAATCTATGGTCATTGTTTTATGATTTTAGATAAACCTAATATTCAAACAAGCACTAGAGCAGAAGAACTACAACAAGAT